GAGACGTGTGCATGGTCAATTTTGACAAGAATGTGCCTGTGTGTCGTTCCATTGTTGAGTTGTTTACAACAAGCACTTCTTATGAGCAGAATCAGGATATGGATGTTATTTTGGTTGCTGCAAGAGGTTGCAGGAGCATTCATACTTTCAATTTGAAGAACTCAATTCAGCAAAAACCACTCATGATCAAGGGTAATGCCCACACACACACTGTTGTTTATGAAGCGGAGACTTATGTTGGAGATTGTGGATCTTTGCTTTATTACAATGGTGATCATGCTAATCACACAGAGCGGATTTTTGCTATGCATATGGCAGGAGTCAAATCTGGTGGTCCAAAGCTCGGGTACGCTACCATGGTCGATCAGAATTTCCTCCGGGGACTTATCAGCGATTTTCCTGTTGAACCTATTAGGGCTTTTGAGCCCATTCCGGAGGGAAATTTCTTTAAAAATGAAGACACCAATCATGAGATCGTCAAGAAAATTGATCGGGCGGTATATCAGCCACACAATACAGCAATCATCCCATCAAAGTTATATGGGGAGGTTGCTCCAGTGCTTAAAGCACCGGCTCGGTTGTCGCCTTTTACCCGTGAGGATGGAGAGGTCGTGAGCCCCCTTTTGGAGGCACACATGCGTCAGACTACAAAGTCTACGTATATTGACCGGTGTGATCTTGATTTGGTTGTCAATGATGTGGTTCAAACGCTGAAGCCTTTCATCAAAAATACCAACAGACTATTGACTTTTGAAGAGTCTGTCGTCAGCAGCGAGTCTTTGCCGTTTCTGGGGAAGATTCCAAGGCAGACTTCTTCAGGGTTCACGTACCACAACGACAATCGCGTTAAAAGTGGGAAGAAGGATTTCTTTGGTTATGGCGATGACTATGAGCTTGATGGCCCATTGTGCGATGATTTGCGTGCACGGGTTTCGGCTTTGGAATCACAGATGCTTGATGGTGTCGTACCAGAGGATCGTGTCTATATGGACATATTGAAGGACGAGAATCTTGCATTGAAAAAGGTCAAGATTGGCAAGACAAGAATGATTTCGGGCTGTGATTTGCCCATGACTGTGGTTTACAGGAAGTACTACGGTGCGGTTTGTAACGATTTGGTTGCAACCCGCATCATCAATGGTATCGCGGTCGGTATGAATGTATACTCAAAAGAATGGGCTTTGCTCGAAAAATACATGACTGCCAAAGGCCAGAAGGTTATTGCCGGGGATTTCTCTGGTTATGACAATTCACAAACATGCCAATTGATTGATGCTGTGTGTACTGTTCTTAAGAGATTGGCTGATCATCAGGACCCTGAGACGAATTTGATCATGGACTGTTTGGCAGTCACTCTTTCTCAACCATACCACGTTTCTGGCTCTAAGATTTATGAGCTGGACCACGGCATGCCATCAGGCAACCCGATGACATCTATCATCAACTCCATCTTTGGGTTGATTGTTTTCAGGTTGTGCTGGTTGGAGTGTTGCCGAATGGATTACGCTTCTTCTGGACTTTGCGTGCGCGCTTTCACCAAACACGTGACTCTAGTCATGTATGGAGATGACAACATTCTGAATGTGTCTGATGATAAAATTGATAAGTTCAATCAGCACACGATGATGCACAATTTTCCAAAGTTCGGTCTCATTTACACAAGTGATGACAAGGAAGACAAGAATCCAAAACGCTTTCGGAGCATCAAAGAAGTCACTTTTCTTAAGCGCAGCTTTGTACACAACGATGTCGCGTGCCGCACTGTCGCGGCACTCGACAAAGAAACAATTTACAATATGTTGCATTACACAAAGAAAGGTGCAAGCCAAGACACAATCACGCGCGATAACTGCTATATGGCGATGCGTGAGATGTCGCTCCACGGGCAAAAGGATTATGATGAGTTCGAAAGGGCTTTGATTGATGCTTGCGCCAAAAGAAAATTTGAGGGTGTCATTCCATATGGGTACCAAGATAATGTCTTTCAGGCATT